ATACGGTATCGGCGAAACGTTCGACGAAGTAGAAGACACTATCCGCGTGGGCACAGGCGCTACCGGCGACGCTCTGAACGGCCTGGTAGACGATGCCCACGCCGTCGCTACCAGTATCCCCACGTCTTTCGAAGATGCCGGCAAAATGGTAGCCGACCTTAACACGCGTCTTGGTCTATCCGGCGATCAACTCCAAACCGTCTCGAAACAATACCTTGAAGCCGGCCGTATCCTTGGCGAAGACGTTGACGTAAACACCACAACCGCCGCGTTCCATGCGTTCAACCTGGAAAATGACCAGGTTAGCGGCGCAATGGACAACCTATTCAGAGTTTCGCAAGCAACCGGCGTGGGAATTAATGAACTTGCCGGCAAAATGACCGCCGGCGCTGAAACCCTGAATAACCTTGGTTTCAGTTTCGAAGAAGGCGCGGCCCTGGTCGGCGCTCTCGATAAGGCCGGCGTAGACAGCGCGGCGACGCTTGGCGTAATGAAAAAGGGAATGCTTGCTGTCGCTAAGCCCGGCGAAGACATGCAAGAAGCCTTCTTCCGTGTTACCCGCGAAATCGAAGAATTCACCAAGCGCGGCGACACGGCCGGCGCGCTTGACCTGGCCGGTAAGGTCTTCGGTACCAAGGGCGCGGCCCAAATGGTTCAAGCCATTAAGAGCGGTGCCATTAACATTGACGACCTCATGGGCAAGATCGGCGCTACAGGTGATTCGATTCTCCAGGTAGGCGAAGAAACCCAAGACGCGGCGGAAAAATGGACGATTCTTAAAAACCGTGGAATGGAAGCCCTTCGCCCGCTAGCCGAAGGCGCGTTTAGCTTGGTAGGCGACGCGCTAGGTAAGCTCATGGACTTTATCGACGGACTAGACTTCACGCCGGTTACAAGCGCGTTCCAGGCGGCCGCGCCGTGGATTACTAGCACGGCCGAAAACATTATGACGCTTGGCGCGTCCGTTATGAACATGGTGTCTTCGGTATGGTCCTTCGTTCAGCCTATCCTTATGCAGTTCGCGCCCGTTGTAACGTCGATTATCGACACGATCAAAACGTACATTGGCGACTTGATTACCGTTGTGCAGAACGTCGTTTCGTTCGTTACTGCAATCTTTAACGGCGATTGGTCCGGCGCATGGGAAGCCGCAAAAAACGTCGTTTGGTCCGCTATCTCGCTAGTTTCTAACATTATTTCGAATCTATGGAACGTTGCCAGTAATTACTTCACAGGCATTAAGAACGTCATTGTGAACCTCTGGTCTTCCGCGTGGGACTTCGTGAAAACCGCCGCGTCTAACGGCGCTTCCGCGCTGTGGAACACGATTAGCGGTATCCCAGGGCAAATTCTGTCCGCGCTAGGCAACGTTGGAAGCCTTCTTTACAACGTGGGACGCGATATTATCCAGGGCCTTATTAACGGAATTAAGAACATGGCCGGCGCGCTCTGGAACGGCATTAAAAGCACAGTTTCCGGCGCGGTTGACGGCATTAAAAACTTCCTAGGTATTCACTCGCCTTCGCGCGTCTTTATGGAAATCGGCGAATATTCCGGCGCGGGCCTGGTCCTTGGATTGGAAAAGAAGAAGAACGCCGTACATAAGGCATACACAGACCTAGCCGCCGTGCCAGACCCAGCCGAATTCGCTATCCCTAACCCCGCTTTCATTGGCGGCCCTGGCAGTGCAAACGATCGCAACGCCGGCGTAACGATCAACATCACGGTTAACGGCGCGTTGGACGCAGACGCTACAGCCCGCGAAATTCAACGCGTTCTACAGCGCGCTAATTGGCGTAACCAAGGGGTGCGACTCTAATGTTAGCCTCTTGCACTCTTACAGTTGCAGGTCAGCGCGTTACCGCTCTTGACAGTCTTAACGTTACGTGGGGACGCGATAACGCGACGACACAGCCGGCGGCGGCTACCTGCACAGCAAGCCTATTCGTTGACGACGCAGCAACAGCGCTGCAAATGTACACGATCGGCCGCAAGGTGACCGTTTCTTCCGATATCGCGACCTACACAACCGGAACGCCGTCGCCTTATTCGATCGCGCTTGCAACGCCTCTTTACGGGAAAATCGACGCGGCCGGCCGTATCCGCTCAGACGCAGACGGCGACGACCTAGCTATATTGACCATGCCGCCCGCACAGCCAAGCAACGACCCCGCCGCGTGGGACGCGATACCCGTAGCCGAATCCGGCACAACCTGGACTATTGAAGCTGTTCTAGACCTACCGCCCGGCGCTAGCGTCTCTATCCGACCCTGCTATTACGCGTCGCCTTCCGGCGCACCGACCTTCGGCGAAGAAATCGCGTCGATTCGGCAAACCGGAACAGTTCGCGCAGCGTTTACTATCCCACCCGCCGCGCGCCGCAAGTGGGTAGGCGTTGTCCTGATCGCCGGCCCTACCGGCATGACCTGGAATACCAGCCCCACGCCGTGGAAGCCAGACGCGCGCACCTGGACCGGACTAAACACCATAACCCTGCGAAGCGTGAACGTGACGCGCCCGAAGGAAGCGACAACTATCCCTGTTGAAGTTTTTGCCGGCTCTATTACCGACGTTTCCCTAGAGTTCAACGAACAGGCACGCCGGCCGGTCCTACAGATCACAGCCGCCGATATGCTTGCCGAACTAGAGCACGTTCGCGTGTCAGCTGAACCGTGGTCAACGCAACCGCTTTCCGACCGCCTGAACAATATCGTTCGCGCTCTCCCCCAATCCGTAACCCCGTCTATCACCGTCGACCCGGTTCCAGCGTCCCGCTCTTTAATCTGGCAAGACGCAGATAACCAAAGCGCAGCAACCCTATTCAAAACGGCGGCGACCAGCACCGGCGCAGTTCTTTGGTCAGCAACTCACAGGCTTACCGGCCCCTACCTCAAATTCGAAGACCCGTCGACGCGCGGCGCGCTAGGCAAGCTCACCCTTGAAAACGGACAACTGCACGTTTCGGCGCAAAAGGCCGCGCACACTCTTTCAGCTTCCCAGCTACTCAGGGAAGGCACCCTAACGCAGTCAAACGGCGACGCAGCTAGCGTTATCCGCTTGACCTGGAAAGAACCCGGCGTAGACGCAGACGGAAAGCGCACCGCGACAGATCGCACAATAACGATCGCAGATAAGGACCTCATTTCACGAATCGGATACCGCGAAATCAGCCTATCAACGTCCCTTGCTATCCAGGCCGAAGCCGAAGCCGCCGCCGCAAGACTATTCCGAACCTACCTACCAGGCGGCTTTAACATTCCGCGCCTCACGTGGGATACCCGCGTACACCCTGAGAAGATCAACCCAGACACCCTAGCAACACTGCTAGACGCGACGCGCCGGCTTGGACTAATGCTATCGGTAACTGATCTTCCCGCTTGGTATCCCACAAGCACAATGACTACCTATATCGACGGCGGCCGCTATACGTATGAAAACCAGCGCTGGAAGTTAGAGCTTAACGCGTCAACAACCGCAGCGACCGGCCGCGGCTTGACCTGGAACCAGCTACCGCCCGTTACCTGGAACAAGTCACGCCCGCTCACGTGGGCTCTTAGCGCTCGAATCACCTACTAGAAAGGACAAAGCACCATGCCGGCAACGACTAGCACGCTTAAGCTACCGTATCCGCTTGACAGTGATCGCCTGGAAGACTTTCCAACGATCGCGAAGCAATCCGCGCAGTTGATCGACCAAGCCGCAACCGTTAGCGCCGTCGTTCTACCGACGTTCGATAACGCTTGGCGACATGACCCAGACGGCGGAATGGTACGAACGGTTAACGGTGTAAGCCACCTAAACATTTCGATTGTCCGCACAAAAGACAGTTTCCATATGGACGCGGGCGGAATTGTTGACATCTATCGCGTGAACAACTTGGTAAAAGTTCCCTCTACCCGCGAATGGGTAATGTGCGGAACACTTTTCGGCCCGAACGTTTGGCCTATGCCTGTCTTCCTGAACAACGGCCTGGTTCGCGTTCTTTGCTATGGACCGGTTGACTTTGTGAAAGGTTCAACGTATCGCGGTTCGGCGGTGTGGACGGCATGACAATTCACCCGAACTACGCTGTAACCGACGTTCGCGAATCCCCGAACTACGACCCAGGCCGCCCGCTAGGAGACCCCACGGGCATTGTCATTCACTGGTGGGGAATGCCCGAATGGGGACAAACGCATGACCAGGTTGTGAACTTCCTCTGCGACGGCAACCGACCTAATCCAACCTCAGCGCACTATGTCGTTAGCGACGGCCGCATTACGCAAATTGTTTCCGACGCTAACCGCGCCTGGCACTGCGCCGGCAACAACATGCGCACGATCGGTATTGAGTGCCACCCGGCCGCAACTGAAGGCGATCTGCGCACCGTCGCACGCCTCATTAGAGCTATCCGAAGCGAATGGGGACCCTTACCGCTTTCACGGCATTGCGATCACTTCGCGACCGCTTGCCCTGGCAACTATAAAGACAAGCTTGAAACTCTCGATTATCTCGCAACTCATGAAGGAGAAGAAGATATGCAACTCAGCGACCAGGTAACACGCCCGGACGGACACACCGCAAGCGTGAACGACGTTCTGGCCTATCTTGACCTGCGCATTGAACGCATCGAATCCGTTCTAATCGGCGGACAAGACAAGAAAGGCGAAGACGGAAAACCAACCGGCGCGCGCACCAACATTTTCGACGAAGCCGCCTGGAACGCAACGAACTTTGCCCGTGTGTACCAAGGTATTGAAGCGCTCTCGAAGCGCGTTGACGACCTTGTAAACCTGATCGAAGTAGGCGCATCCAAGTGAGTGAATCCCCGCGACATGCAACCCCTCAGCCCATCACGTGGTTAACACCGCAAGTCCGCGCTTGGCTCTACGGTATCGTTACCGCGCTTGTGCCTATCTTGACGATTTACGGCATTGTTGACCAGACGGCCGCGCCGCTCTGGCTTGCCCTGGCCGCTTCCGTGCTAGGAACGTCAACGGCTCTTGCACACACCCCGTTTGGCGGCGACGGTGCACGCGATCGCTGAAATTATCACAGCAACCGGCGGGCTTGGCGGCTTGGCGG